TTCTCATGCTCAGTATTTCTGTTTTTAAGTTGAGTGGTAATAGTTTGAACTTCTTCTTCAAGGTCTCTGATTTGTTTTTGGTTGACACTGATTCTAGTATTGTTTTGAGAAATGTCATTGTTGAGTTTAGTAATCTCCTTAGTAAAATTGTTAAACTGACGTTCTCGATCCTGTTCCAATTTAATAGTCTCTTCCAGTTCCTTAAAACCTTTCTTGAGATCCCTTGCTTTATTTTGAACGTCAGCAATTTTATTTAACCTAAATGATTCTTCTATTGACTGAGTGCAAGTAGGACATACCGTATTTTCTGTGAAAAACTTATGTTCTTTCGTAATTGTTGCTACTTTTTGAGTAATTTTACCTTTAAGATTATTAAGTTTCACTAACTTACTTCCAGCATCTATAACCTCTTCTTGCTTCTTTATAACATCATCAATATTACCTTTTATAATCTCATTCATCTCTATATGAGTATCATTTTCAATACCCAATGTCTTCATTTTATCTTTATGAGAATCTATTTGATCATATCCCTGTTTCTCTATTTCAGCAATAAATTTATTTTGCATAGTCATTTTATCAGTCAGATTTTCTTTTTTAAGATCCAACGATTTAACAATATTTTTCTTATCTTTTAATTGATCTCTAAGTATATTATTCATAGCAGAGAAAATCCTAATATCCAAAAGATCTTCAATAACTTCCCTACGATTAGAACCTGTCAATTGCATAAAAGGAACAAAAGTGCTGCTACCTAAGATTACAATTTGAGTGAAGGATTTATAATTTAATTTTAAAACAGTTTCTTCAAGAATTTTTTGTCTAGCACGATCATCTGATTCCTTATTTAAAGGAACACCATTAACTTCAATATCAAATATATTTGGTTTGATTCCTCTACGAATTATATAATCTCTACTGTTGATAGAAAACTCAACTTCAACCATACATTCCCTTTCATTGGTTGCATTAATTAACTGACTCTTATTAATCTTACGAAATGGTTTATTGAATAATGCAAAGGTAAGAGCATCTAGAACAGTACTCTTACCTGCACCATTAGTGCCAATAATTAAATTGGTATGGTATTCTTGAAAATTAACTTCTGTGTATTGGTTCCCCGTACTCAAAAAGTTTTTCCATCTAATCTTCTGAAATGTTATCATTCGCTCTAGGAGGTATCACAATGTCGTTAGGTGTAATCACAGCGTACTTGTAATTATACACCTTACACGTTTTAATTGCAACCTTTCCATCAACCTCAATTATTGCCATCTCTGCTTCATCCTGTTCATGTAATTGCATTGCATACCTTTCAGCATCATCTTCTTGCTCAAATAGAAACAATACTTTATCACCATACTCATCCTGAACGGCATAAGCACCTTCTTCTGCTTTTTCTTTAAGTGTAAGAAGAAACACTATTCAACCTCACAAGCTTCTGTGTAAATCTTCTGTAAAATACCTTTAATAATTGATTTATCACAATCAATTTCAGATTCATCGATATATCTATTTAGAATTGAGATCGTATTTTCGGTTTCCTCTACTTCAAAATCTTCATTTTCTTGAATATTAAAATTTTCTACAATCTTTAATTCTTGTACACCTATTGAGTATAACTTATCTAAGAATTTTTCAAATGATTTTTGATTACTTTTTTTCTTGACAATAACTTTTACAACTTTACCTCTATATTCTGTAGCATTGAATAATTTATAATTCTCATCCTCATACCAAATATTATAAAATAATCTATATGGATTATTTACAGGAGTCTGTTCTAATGTTTCTGTGTCAAATATATGAAATCCTCTAGGATCATTTACATCATTCCAGAACATCTCATATGGATTACCCAAATAAAATATCTTTCCATCATTAGAACGAGTATGAAAATGCCCTGAATAAACTTTTTCAAACTTATCAAAAATTCTAACATCCATTCCATCTTCCATCATATGACCACGAGTTGCCTTAAAACCATTAAGTTCTAAATGACCCATAGCAATCTTTGCTTTTGTTTTCTTAATTAAACTAGAAGTATCATCAAAATTTTCAGAATTAATCCAAGGAAGCATTAATATTTTTAACTTATCAACTTTAATTTCAGTTGCTTTAGAATAAACATTTATATTAGGATAATTGCGTAATAATAACTCAGGTGAATTTACAAAATTAGTATTCTTATAATAACAATCATGATTACCAATAATTGCATGAACTTTATATTTTTTAAGTGGTTCAAATATAACTCTTTTTGACCACTCAAGACTTTGTAAATCGATAGATTTTCTACTATCAAATATGTCGCCCATATGGATAACTGTTGTAATACCCTCTTTCTCTAAAGTAGGAAAAAATACATCATTATAAAATTTTTCAAAATAATCATGTAAATGCTTGGAACCTTTCCTAGCACCATAATGGGTATCAGTTATTATTGCTACTCTCATTACTTACGTACTGGCACTTCAATTGTCCATGATGGTGATTCTAATTTAACCATCTTGAAATTTTTCTTAAACTCCTTCTCCCTTTCCTTCTTCTCTTTCTCCATTGTTAGTTCAATAGTTTCAATACTCTTCTCACCATAATTAGGTTTATTTGGATTTTTTAAACCCATATAATCTAATATAGCACCATCTACCATGAACCAAAGTGCATCCCAAGTAATAGTTTCTCTCAGTTTAACTGCAATTCTATCAATATCCTCACCATCAAGATACTCACCAGTTGCCACTGCTTTTGAGTAATCTTCATATTGAGTCAAGAGTTTTGCTCTTGCTTCTACCAACTCATTGAGATTGATAGTAATTTTGATGTCATCATTAATTGCCATTGTTATCTATTGGAAGACTTATATTGTACGTTATCTTTAATAGTGTTATAATCAGAACTACTACCTGCCAATGCCCCATCATCAACTACCATAACTTCATCATATCCTGATCGTTCAATAATTTTTGTTTTAATTTCTAATTGCTTTTTCTCTTTCTGAATACGTCTTAGAAAAGCATAATGAATAATCTGAGTAAAATATGCAAATGGATTTCTAGATTTCTCTGGATCAAAATTGTGAATGTACTGCACACAATTTTCTATGCCATCAGAGATCATATCTTCTCTAAACATATAATTAACAAAGTTTGGTTTAAAAGATAAATGTGTAGCAATCTTTAAAAAACATTCACCAATATAATTTGTAATTCTAGGTTTAGGTTTTCCAAGTTCTGCTGCTTCTGCAACTCTTGCTCTATAAACAATTAATGCTTCTAATAATTCTTTATTATTTACATAGTGTTCTGATTTCTTTTTTACCATAACATCGTTTTTAATGTTGAATCTATTATAGCATTAGTTTCAGGGCTTGACAAGACCTTAATCCATCATTAGAATAACTTTGTCCGAAGTGAAGGGGATCTATTAGCTATCTTTTGTAGATTGTTTATATATTCCTTCAAGATACTTACGGGCATCATTTACAGTTGATATATATCCCATCTTATCAGTTAATTTATTTTTTACGTTATTATCTTTATTTGCTGATCCGATTTGAGTTATATAAAATTTTTCATCTTCTAAGTAATTATTATATATTGAAATAATTGCTTTATCTTTAATTTCTGTCATAGTAACAACTTTATCCCATTTAATAACAACTGGATCATCTCCTGGTACATTTAACCAAGTATTCAATTTAACCATAGAACCTTCAATAGCATTAATCATTTTCATTGTAACTGGATGAGTAATTAATATTATAGGATTTTCTGTATCTTCTTCAACAGAAACCAAACCAAAAATTTCTTCTCCAGTTATTAATTTAATTGTTGCGTAAAATTCATCGACCATTAGTTTTTAAAAGGTATATTAACTATATCATAATTGAAATTTTCTTCATTATAAACTTTGATTCTTTCAATTAAATGATTGAGAGTGTAATTTTTTCTGGATTTATAACTAATATCATCAGCAATGTCATATAAGGTTGCTTTGGATTTGTTATCACCTTTTCTTAGGACTCTTCCGATAGATTGTAAGTTCCTAATTCTTGATTTAGAAGGTGAAGCAAAAATGACGTTATGAAGATTTTTAATGTTAATTCCTGTGGAGAAAGTTCCATAAGATGCCACTATAATTGCGTTATTTTCCCTTTCGGTAATATCACGAATTTGTTCTCTATCTTCGGTTTCAACACCGCCATGTACAAAAAATACTTGACGATTTTCAATAGTGTTATTATTATTTATTAAATTATATAACGGTTCTCCATGTTTTTCTACTCTAGCAAATAATATTAAAGTATTACCTTTTAAATCTAAAGCAAGATTTTTAATAAAATTATTTCTACGATCATTAGTAATAATATATTGAACTTCATCCTCAAATGTTTCAAATTTATTCGGTGAGTGTTTCAATAGAAGCACATTAATGTCCAACGTCGCAACATGACCTTTCTTCATGAGCTCGTCAGTTTTAATAATTTTATAGGAAGGTCCAAATAATCCCTCAAGAACCCACTTATGTGTCTGGGTTCCATCAAGTGTGCCAGTAAATCCAAATCTATATTTGGCATCACTAAGTTTTGTCATTATAGATATTAGTGACTTTGATTTAAACTGGTGAGCCTCATCCCCAATAACCACAGAGAATCTCTCAAAATACTTTCTGGGGAGTTTGTAGATTGATTGCCAAGTAGTAATAATGACTTGAGAGTCCGTCTCTCTTTCTTTACCTGCGTATATCTTGTGGCAAAATGA